GACAGACGTTCGGCGCTTACGCCTTTATCGCGTAACCACTTCATAACATCTGTCTCAAACTTGGAACCCTTAGTCTTGTTGTACTGACTCATCTACCAATACAACCTTGTTGATCTTGTAGATTAGATTTCCTTCTTCATCTTTAACTAACTCGACAACGCCAGATTGCATCAAGGCACCAACGAAGTTAGTTAGATCTACCTTGAGTGCGTCAATATCAGCACGCGTTGCATTAAAATCTTCACGCAGTGCATCAATCCTCAAGTTATCTCTATATTTATTTACTAACGGTTCAGACATTGTATCCTCCTTGGTATCCAGCCATTGTGTCTCGTCTAAGCATCCTACCAAACTGGTCTTCATCACCAATCTGACACGCTGCATAGTTTACTAGAAGCTGTGCGTAATTAGACGCATCAGCTGTGTGTGGTCCAAAGCGATTCTTCACTGCAGCCACCTTCAGTGTTGCCTGTCCTGGGTCATAACCCAGAGTCAGGATCAACGCCGGTAGTTGGCTTACCTTGCCGTGAATGGCCCGACGATGTGGTGGATTAGTCGGTGATCCATACTCGCTCTGTTCCGATACGTGGTGCAGTACTAGTACGCACGCTTCTGTCTTGCGTGCCATATCGTGCAACTCCATCATAATTGCACGTAGTCCTGCCCATTCATTGTCAGTCTCTGCTGTTACGTTCATTAGGTTATCTATTACGATCAGCTCCGGAGCCTGCCCATATAGTTCAACGTATGCCCGTATCTCTAACTCAAGATCATCAATAGATGGTGATGAATCAAAGACCCACTTAATGTGGCCTAACTTCTCAAAGCGAGAATCGTAGTAGTGACTATCGTTTGCTAAGTTATTTTCTACAGAGACTTGTGAGTGACCGCTGACGTGGGCGGCCGCCCTCATCATCACGGTTGTTGTATCCGTATCAGCTGAGAAGAACAGCGTAGGCACGCCTGCTTTGATTGCGTAAACCAATGCGAACATTGACTTACCAGCATTAGGTGCTGCTGCAACCATACAGACTTGCCCACGCCGGAACTTGATCTCTTTGGCAGCTAAGCCAACCCATACATCCGGTAGGGGTGTAGCTCTAGTGAGCACGCCACCCCAAGCACGGGAAAGATCAAGCACTTCTATCTCCTTCTCTAAATATGTTTTCTCTTTTACGGATAACTCTGCGATCTGCTGGTGTTAATCCACCCCACATACCCCAGACTTCTTTCTTGATTCCCCACTCAGCACACTCTGTTTTATGGAAGCACAGATCACAAACTGCCTTAGCAAACTTGTAATCTGTAGTGGCTTTAAGATCATTGTCATCTGCATCTTTATCTGCAAACCAAAAATCACCGCCAACTTCGGCACACTTGGGAGCTTCGTAGTTTTGCGGCTCCCGCATTACCTATCTAACCCAGATAGTGTCGCACTTATCTGGAGCACCCTTTGGCGTTGAACACATCCAACCAGACCAAGGCCCCTTAGCTGATACACCTGACTTGAATGACATCGGTCCGTGCTTGCAAGAATTACCGGCACCTGCTGGTGCTGCTGCTACTGGTGCTGACTCTTTGAACTGTGCTGCGATAGCAGAGACAGCAGGAGAAATAGCAGCTGGTGCTACTGATCCTTGTGATAGTTCTCTACCAGTAGTAATGATATTCAAAGCGTTCATTGAAATATCTGCAAGTCCTGCTTCTAGTTCACGCACATCTGCTGCGTAAAGATTGATAAGTGTTCCGTCGCTCAACTTGTAGTTGACCTGGAACTTTGTTCCTTCTGTAGCCATTTAGTTACCTCCAACTTGTTTAACAGATAAGCGCTGACTCTCAGCACTTACCTTCTTAGGTACGAAACCTAATAGTTTTTCTACCTCGCTACTATCAACGGTCTCACGACCTTTGACAGTTGACCAACTTACTTCGATACCACTTTGCGTAGTACCTAGTAAACCCACAAAGGATTCTTTAAGAGAATCTTGTTGCTTCTCTAGCTCCTTGATTGCTTGACCTAACTGTAAGTACAACAGTGCGTTCTTGTCAACATCCGCATCGGCAATAATTACATCGCTAACTGCGGTGCGTTCTTTTTTTAGACCATCGCATCCCATCTCACCAGATGCGTCATAGAACTGGCAGTAGTTGCTACAAAACGTAGCATCTTTTTCAGCTGGTGGAATCTCCTTTGATTCCTTAACAGTTGCGAGCCAACCGAGTGCCTCTAGTGCTAAAGATTCATCATAGGCTTCTGTGTGTACCTTGACGTCTCTTTCATCGCCGTCCCGAGCAATCGCTACTAGCGACACTCGGTTGACTACGTAACCGTTTTGGGATAGGAGGTATCCATAGACTTGTACCTGCCAGCGTTGCTGTGTTGATGGAAAGTATCCAAGGTTCTTAATCTTAGAAGTTTTCCAGTCAATCACATCGCCAGTGCTTGGTACAAATAAATCTACGTGAGCCTTTATGCCATCATATTCTACTTCAGTTTCTACTAAATAAGTTTTGCCTTCTGGGTCAATAGCTTCAATTGCTTTCTCAATTTCTGAGTGAATAGCAGTACCCATAATGGCTGCTAATTTACTTAAATTAAAATTAGTTTCTGGCTGATCGTTCAACCGGTACCAGACCTTACGACGGCAACCACCAATCTCTGATGGACCAACTTGCCTTTGTTTAGATCGAGATTTGCTGGCATCTTTTTGATGCAAAACACTTAACAAAAGTTCTTTTGGATCAAGCATTTAACTCCCTCTCATCTTCTTCAAAGAAACAACCACATCCACCAATATCTAATTCATCTACTAGTTGTGGCTTGTCTTCTACTCTACGCCTTAATTCAATTAAAGGCAAAGGTTTTTTGATACCATTTTTAGTTTCACTTAAAATAGATACATCTTTGCCTAGATAGTCTCGTATCTCTTGTTCTTTCTTTTCCCATACATCAAATCTTTCTGGCATTATTTCTAGCAATTTCTTAAATTGCCCTTGTCCTGCTCGAACACAGCCACCTCCACAATTATTATGACTGAAACCAAGATCATAAAGTCTTGGAGTGACTAAGCCTTCTGCTCTTGCAGCAGCTATCAGCATATCCTTGTCAACATAAGGTGGTTCTGTCAATGGAGCTTCTGCCTTGTAAGGCAGATAATTTTTTAAAATTGCTGGTAAGCGATGAGTTTCTGTCCAATCAATACCAACGTAAACAATAGTGTTCTCTGGATCACAGTTTGCTTCTAGCCATTCTCTTGCCGGCTTTTGTTTTAATACGTGTGAACAGTGAGCCAGTCTACTGTTACCTAAAAACTTCTTTTCCTTAAAAACTTCCCATATATCTTTGCCTTCATTAAGGTAGATATAAGTTCCTCCTACATTTTTAGCAGCTTCCTCAACAAACCTATAGGTATCTTCATCTTCCCCAATATGCGGGGATGGGTTGTTTCCTTTAACATCGCTAAAAACAAGATAAAGATTATCTGTTCCAAATTCATTAGATATTCTTTTAGCAGCTGCCCAGGATCCAATACCACCAGAGAACATAACTACACGTTTAATAGATTCGCTCAATTGATTTACCCCTTACTACATTTGCTGCTTGGAATAAACCTTTACAGAAATCGCACTCGTGGCATCCATCAATACAAGTATACGATTCAATATCTTGTGCAAGTGATTCGCGTAATTCTGCAATCTGTATTTCAATTGTCTTTTCCATCGCTACCTCCTATAGCTTTTCTTGTACCACCAACTGTAAGGGCTTACCAGTATTGGAGTCAAGAACCGAAGCTATCTCAACAGCACGTCGGGCGTGTCGCTTGAGGTAATCTAAACCCATAACAGGTTTACGGATTGAATACAAGTAGCCAAGAGCAAGCTGCCCACCACTACCAATGCCATAAGTTCCGTGATCTGTTTGGAAAAAAGAGAGATCACAAGCAACCCTAAAGATATTACCGTTAAAAGCAAAGAGATAATCGAAGCCACCATCTTTTTCCACCTTGTTCCACTCGTAGTTGTTGTCATTAAACGCTGTGATGATACTGGGTATTACCTTAGCACCCATATAATGTACTGGATTCTCACCGCGATAGATCGGTGGTTTCCAATTGTAGGTGAGTATATCTCCTGGGCGTATATCGCCGGAAATGCCTATTAGAAACTTCCCCACCTCAACGATCTTGGGTGTACTAGTCGAGTTACTTATTAGGTTGTCCTCTGTGATCTGCGAGTCAGCGCAGAGCACGGCGTAATAGTCCGTTTGGATAGCTGAGATCGTAGTCATAAAAGAATCATACTAGAGATCGGCGTGTCTTACTAGAGACACGCTACAGTTTGGCTACAATATGAGCCGTGAGGCGAATTAAACAGGGTGAGCGCCCCCTTGCGGGGCGCGACAGGGGTACTACAGGGTTACTGCGCTGGCTCCGTCTACCAACCCTGTCAAGAAACTCTAGCCCATTACCACCGGTATTTGGTAGCGACCTTCGGGAGCTTGGCCCAATACACGTTTGTCCTTGTGGCTCCCAAGTCTTT